TGGAACTGGAGCAGAATGTACCATTGTCATCAATGGAAATCAGGAAGTAGGACAAGTAATTGTTTCTAGTCAAGGTTCTGATTATACCTATGGCAATGTCGATTTAGTTGCTGGTGGAGTCCCCACAGGAACCACAAGACCAACTTTCGATGTAATTATTCCTCCCCAGGGTGGACATGGTGCAGACATCTATAGAGAATTAGGAGCATATAACGTGCTTCTGTATTCTAGAATTGAAAATGATAATGAAAATCCCGATTTTATTACTGGAAACCAGATTGCAAGAATCGGTGTTGTAGAGAATCCTGAGCAGTTTGGATCATCTACGATTTTATCTTCTGATAAAGCATCTGCAGTCAGCGCCCTTAAGTTAGTTGGTACTGGATATAGCACTGCTACGTTCACGGCAGATTCTTATTTTACCCAAACAGTTTCTACTGGTTCCACTGCAGTAGGGCGGGTTGTAAATTATGACCAGACAACAGGAGTGCTTAAGTTCTGGCAAGATAGAAGTCTTGCTGGATTTAACACTGTAGGAACAGCACAAACTCAACCTACATATGGATTTGATCTGACGGAATTTACCTCTTCACCAGGGTCAGGTGGAAGTTTAACAATTACTCCATCTACGGGATCAAATTTAGGTATCGATACTAACTTCTCCGGTATCTCAACCGTAATAAATAATCGTACATACTATCTTGGTCAGAGTTTCACGAGTGGTATTGCCAATCCTGAGGTGAAAAAACACTCTGGAAATATTATCTACGTTGACAACAGACCATCTATCACCAGATCGTCGAACCAAAAGGAAGACATAAAAGTTATTTTGCAGTTCTAAAGAATTATGCCACAGCAGACGAATCTTAACGTAGCGCCTTACTTTGACGACTTTGATCCCGCTAACGACTATCATAAGGTATTATTCAAACCTGGTTATCCTGTTCAGGCAAGGGAATTAACATCCCTTCAGTCTATACTGCAAAATCAGATTGAAAAGTTTGGTCAGCACTTCTTTAAAGAGGGTGCAAAAGTTATTCCTGGAAATACTTCTTACACTAGACTTTATTATGCAATTCAGTTAGATAATAACTTCCAAGGGGTTCCTGTAGCTGCTTATGTTGATCAATTGATCGGAACAACGATTACCGGTGAGAGATCTGGTGTAACTGCCGTTGTCGATAGTGTCGTTTTACCTGAAGATTCTGAAAATGGCAATATAACTCTTTACATCAATTATCTTGGATCAAGCACAACAAATAATCAGACACAAACATTCTTCGATGCTGAGACTTTAACCTGCAACGAAGTAATTATTTCTGGATTACTAGGCAATACAAATATTCCAGTTGGTTCTGCTTTCGCTAGCACAATTGCGACTAACGCTGCTGCTACTGGTTCAGCATTCTCCGTAGATAATGGCGTTTACTTTGTTAGAGGTAATTTTGTTAATGTAGATAGAGAGACTTTAATTCTTGACCAGTATAGCAATACTCCAAGTTATAGAATAGGTTTCTTTGTTAATGAAGAGATTGTCACTGCAGACTTAGATGAAACGTTAAATGATAATTCTCAAGGATTTAATAATTACGCTGCTCCTGGTGCGGATAGACTTTCTATCAGTTTAAGTTTATTCAAAAAACCCTTAGATGATTTTGCTGATGACAACTTCATCTTACTTGCGACCGTAATTAACGGTGTTCTTCAAACTTCGTCCCTTTCTACTGGACCTGGTGGATATCGTAATAAGGACTGGACAGATATTCTGGCAAGAAGAACCTTTGATGAATCTGGTCATTACTATGTAAGACCATTTGACGTTGCTTTAGTTGATTCGTTAAACAATCAAACTGGTAATAATGGTGTCTTTAATGATGGGCAATTTACTCCTGGGGGACAAACTCCTACTGATAATCTTGCTCTACTCAGAGTTTCTCCTGGAAAGGCATATGTCAAGGGATATGAGTGTGAAACTTTAAACACGACTTATGTCGATGTAGATAAACCAAGGACTACAAAAACTATTGAAAATCAAGGTTTCAATTATAACACTGGACCTACTTTAAAAGTTAATAGTGTTTACAGAGCACCTACAGTTGGAGTTGGCAATACTTTTGTTGTAAGTTTACGAGATCAAAGAGTTGGTGTCAATTCAGAGACTGCTCCTGGAAAAGAAATTGGTCTTGCAAGAGTTTATGACTTTAGATTAGAGTCGGGAACTTATAGTGCTTCAAATGCAAATACAAATCAGTGGGATCTCGCTCTGTATGACGTACAAACCACTACCGAAATTGCTCTAAATCAGTCACACACTTTAACCGTTCCTACTTTTGTTAAGGGTAATTCTAGTGGTGCAACAGGATTCGTAAGATATCCTGTTAGCGCAGGCACCGCTGTTACTGTATATAACAGCAAAGGAACTTTTATAGCAAATGAAAAACTTTCTTTCAATGGACTTGAAAATGGAAGAATTGCAATTGCTATAACAGAAAATAAAATTTCTAATGTAAAATCTGTTTTTGGATCTTCCAATACGTTAGATTTAGCAGATGGTATTACTGGTGTTAGCACTTTTAGTGCTAATGTTCTGCAATCTAATAAATTCGTTGTTGGTATTGCCACCATTAGTCCTAAGTCTGGTGGAGTAAGCACGATTACCACAGGAAATAATTTATTCCCTGGAACTGTTGTAAGAGAAAACGATCTGATTAGATATACTGATACAACAGCAGGACTTACAGAAGATCCTATTATCGCTAGAGTTACTGATGTAGGAACCTCTAATGTAACTATTGAAGGTGTTGCTACTGTCTCTGGTATTGCAAGCGGATTTTTACCAGCATCTACTCTGAGTGTAACTGACTTAGAAGTTCTTACCACTGAACTTGCTCCATCCTCGGATAGCACTTTATTCACACCATTACCAAAACCAAACGTAGCTGCGTTTGATCTTTCTGAGACAACTTTTACTATTAGAAAGACTTTCAGTGTGGATATTGCTAGTAATCAACTTTCTGTTGCTGCAGCTGCAGGCACTAATGAAACATTCCTTCCCTTCGATGATGAGAGATATACTCTTATTAGATCTGATGGTGTTACAGAGGAACTGACTGCTGATAGATTTGAAATCTCCGCAGATGCTAAGTCACTTCAGATTAGAAATCTTGGAACTGATAATACTGGTGCAACTTTGCACGCTACTTTGAGAAAAGTAAATGCAACTTCAAAGGTCAAGATTAAAAATAGAGTAAAGTCTATTATCGTTGATAAGTCTAGACTTCAAGGATCTGGTATTGGAACAACTACACTTAATAATGGATTGACCTATGGTAATTATCCATATGGAACTAGAGTTGAGGATGAGGTAATCTCTCTTAACTCTCCTGATATTATCTCTATTCAAGGAATCTTTGAATCTGCAGATACCTCAACTGCTACTGCTCCTAAGGTATCCTTACTTAATATTATTAGTCCATCTACAACCACTTCTGACATTCTAATTGGAGAAAGAATTACAGGTCAAACTAGTGGTGCTGTAGCAATTGTCGCTGAGATTATAGATGCATCTACTATTTCTTATATCTACAAGAATGAATCGGTATTCTTGGAAGGTGAAACTCTTGATTTTGCCGAGTCCGATATTACTGCTAGAGTCTCTGTTTTAACTACACCAAGTTTTAACGTATCGGCAAACTACACATTTAGAACGGGTCAAGAAGATACACTCTATACTTACGGAAGTATCAGAAGGAAAAATAAGAGTATCGCACCTGCAAAACAATTGAAGATCTATTTTACATCCGCCTCGTTTGATTCAACTGACAATGGCGATATCGTAACGGTAGAATCTTATAAGAATTTTGATTACTCCACAGAAATCAAGACGGTTGATAATTACAGAAACACCGATATTATTGATTTGAGACCAAGAGTATCCGAGTACACTGTGACTGAGGATGCTAGATCTCCCCTTGAGTTTGCTGGTAGGGTGTTTAATTCTGCTGGTCAATCAGTAAATCATATTTTAGCATCTGATGAGTCTATAATTGCTGATGTTGACTACTACTTAGGTAGAATTGACAGATTATTCCTGACTAAAGACGGAAGATTCCAGGTTGTATATGGAACTCCATCTGAAAATCCTGTTAAACCCAATCCTGTAGATGATGCGATTGAAATTTGTACATATGAATTACCACCATATCTCTTCAATCCTTCGGATGTAAAATTAGCATTCAATCAGTATAAGAGATATCGTATGCAAGATATCAAGAAACTTGAGGATAGAATCAAGAGTCTTGAATACTACACAACTTTGTCATTGTTAGAAAAAGAAACTGCAAATCTTTTCATCCCCGATAATGAAGGTCTGAATAGATTTAAATCTGGTTTCTTTGTTGATAACTTCTCTGGATTCCAAACTCAAGAAGATAGTGCTGATATTAAGAACTCCATTGATAGAAAATATGGTGAACTAAGACCAAGACACTATACAAATTCAGTTGATATGATTCTTGGTCCTGTTGTTGACAGAGACACAACTTTAGATTCTAGTGTTGCACCAATCGAAGGAAACAATGTAAGAAAAGGTGATGATATTGTAACTCTAGACTATGCTGAAGTTGAATATATTACGCAAGCGTTCGCAACTAGAACTGAAAGTGTTACTCCTTTCTTGATTAGTTTCTGGAACGGTACTATGGAGTTGACTCCAGCTACCGACAACTGGGTTGATACAACACGTTTAGAGGCAAAGATTATTCAGCAAGAGGGTAATTACACTGAGACCTTCAACACCATGGTTGAAAATGGTGAGATTGATCCTCAAACTGGATTTGGTCCTATCCTTTGGGATTCTTGGGAAACTAATTGGGGTGGAATTTCAGAAGAAACCACCACTAGAACTAGAACTATTTCTGGTGGACCAGGAGAAATTCATCGTCAAGGACCTGGCGGAAGATCTAGAACTAGAAGAGAAACCAGAACTGTTACTGATAGAACGATTGAAGAGACATTTGTAAGTAGAGTTCAGTCTGGTGTTCAGTCTAGAAATGGAACTAGAACTATTGTCACTGAGCAATTCGATACTAATTCTCTTGGTGACAGAACTGTCAGCAGAGATTTGATTGCAACGATGAGATCTAGAAACGTTGAATTCGTTGCCAGGAAGATGAAACCACTCACAAGATTATATGCATTCTTCGATGGAGTGGATGTCACAAAGTATTGTGTCCCTAAACTTCTTGAAATCTCCATGACTAGTGGAACCTTCCAGGTCGGAGAGACCGTAGAAGGTAGAATGATTAGAACGGGTCTTGCTGAAGAGTCTAATGAGACCTCTCCTAAGATTACTTTCAGAGTCGCTCAAATTAACCATAGAGAAGGTGCTTATAATAGTCCAACCAAAACTTTCCGCGAGAACCCTTACAACAGTCGTCCTCTTTCTAATGCATATTCTTCAACTTCAAATATTCTGAACGTTGATACTCTTTCTCTTTCTGAACAGGCACAAGGAGAGTTCTTTGGATTTGTTCAAACTGGAATGACTTTTGTTGGAAAGACAAGTGGAGCACAGGCAACTTTGGATGATGTAAGACTTATCTCTGATTTGTCTTCTACTATCATTGGAAGTTTGTTTATTCCCGATCCTAATAATGTCAACTTCCCCAAATTTGAGACAGGAACTAAGACATTCACGCTTGTAAATGATGAGGACAATAATCAAGACCTTGCCTCTACGATTGTTGAAGAGAACTTTACATCTTCAGGAACTTTAGAAGTTCTTCAAGAAAACATCCTCTCTATTAGAAATGCAAGAGTGGAGCAGAAGAGAGAATTTCAAGAAAGAAACGTTGAGCAAACTCTTGGAACTGAACTTGTCAATAGCAACGTTTTAAGCGAAACTCAGAGAACTCAGACTATTGTTACTTGGTACGACCCTCTCGCTCAGTCTTTCTTAGTTGAGGATGAAACAGGTTGTTTCCTTAGCAGTTGTGATGTTTTCTTCAGAACGGTTGATGATGGAGATACTCCACTTGTATTCCAATTGAGATCTATGGAAAATGGTCTTCCAACGACTAAGGTGCTTCCTGGTTCTGAGATTGTTTTAGATCCATCTGATATTACTACCTCTTCTGATGGTTCTGTTGCTACAAATATTCAGTTCAAATCACCTGTTTATGTTGAGGGTGGTAAAGAATATGCAATTTGTTTAGCATCTAATTCCACCAAGTATACTGTTTATATCTCTAGAATTGGTGAGAACGATCTGTTAACAGATACATTTATTTCTAACCAACCTTATCTTGGTTCACTGTTTAAGTCCCAGAATAATACAACATGGGAACCAAGTCAGTGGGAAGATCTTAAGTTTACTCTGTACAGAGCAGACTTCATTGAAAGTGGTAGTGTAGAATTCTATAGTCCTGAACTTACGCAGGGAAATGCTCAAATTGCCAGGTTGCTTCCAGATCCTATTTCTATTGCATCTAAAACGATTAGAGTTGGTCTTGGAACCACTGTTGCTGATGCTGGATATGAAATTGGTAATACCTTCTTCCAAGATGGCACAAACGCCACAGGAGACCTTGTAGGCACTGCTGGTTCTGTAACAGGAAGTCTGACGGTATCCAACGCTGGTCTCGGTTATACACCTGCAGATGGTTCTTATACGTTTATAGGCGTAAATCTTGTTACAATTACGGGAAGTGGTAGAGGTGCAACTGCAGATATCAGCATAGCTAACGGTAGTATTGTTGCCTCTGGTGCAACTATCTCCAGCGGTGGATCTGGTTATGTTGTTGGAGATGTTCTGGGAATTTCTACTATCGGCATTGCTACCATAGGCAGAGATGCCAAACTTACTGTTACTGGAATTGGACATACAAATGAACTTATCCTTGATAATGTTCAGGGCAACTTTGTTGTTGGTGGTGGCAAATCAATGAATTACTTTAACAGTGTTGGAGTTGCTCAGACATTAAATAATGATCTCCCAGGTGCCCCAGGTGGAGACGTTGAAATCGCAACTATCGTCACTATTAACGATGGTTTGCACATGAATATTAGTCATCAAAATCATGGCATGTATTTCACTAACAATAGCGTAATACTTTCTGGAGTAAAACCAGATATTAAACCAACTACTCTTACTGCGGCATATCCCGCAGATTCTACCAGTGGTATTACTGTTGGACTTGGAGCAACATTCGCTACTTTTGAGAATGTTGGAGTTGGAACTACTAATGTTGGTTTACTGCTTATCGGTGATGAAATTATTGAATATACTGACGTAACTGGAAATACTATTGGTGGAAATATTGTCAGAGGATCCAATCCTAAGACATATCCAGCAGGAACTCCAGTATTCAAATATGAGATGGGTGGAGTAAGTCTTAATCGTATCAATAGAACTCATTCTCTTAGTGATGTTACTGAGTCTGATCCATTTACGTTTGATTCTTATAAAGTCAAACTTGATATGAGTGCGACGACAGGAACCGCCAGAAATACTGATGTTGGATTCCCCCAATTACAACTTGGTCAAACTAAGTCTACTGGTGGAACTAAAGTCAGAGCAACCCAGAATATGCCATTTGAATTAATGACACCTAACGTTCATAATATGACTGTTCCTGGAACCAGTATCACAGGTGAAGTTAGAACAATAACATCTAGAAGTTTCAGTGGAACAGAAACTCCATATCTGAACTCTGGATTTGAAGATATTGTGATTAACCAAAAGAACTACTTTGATACCCCAAGAATGATTGCATCTAAGGTTAATGAAGATGCTAATCTCACTACACTTCCAGGTTCTAAGTCAATGAATATGAGACTGTTCCTAAACACAGTTGATACAAGAGTAAGTCCTGTCATTGATACTCAAAGAGTAAGTGCTGTGCTTACGTCTAATAGAGTGAATAATGTGATTACCAATTATGCAACTGACTCAAGAGTTGATAGTATTGATACAGATCCTACAGCATGTCAGTACATTTCCAAGGAAATTGTACTTGAAAATTCTGCATCTTCTCTCAAGATTATTCTTGCTGCTCATGTAAATCTTGAAGCAGACATTAGAGCATTCTACGCAATATCAAACGAACCTGGAATTGAACCTACATTCTCACCATTCCCAGGTTATACCAACCTTAATACTAGAGGGGAAGTTATTGCTTCACAAAATAATAATGGAGAATCTGATACTCGTATTGTTAAGTCCAATACTTTAACTCAAGAATCTGCATTGATTGATTATAGAGAGTATACTTTCTCTATTGATGAATTGCCTCCATTCAAAACTTACAGGATTAAATTGAATCTTACATCCAATACTCAATGCTTTGTTCCTAGAGTCAAAGATCTAAGAGTGATTGCTTTAGCTTGATATGGATTTTTATGAACTAGAAGGTAATAAGGATCTTGCAAGAGATCCTCAAACCAACGCAATTGTTAATGTGAATGGTCTTGACTACACACAGTATATTTCAACTAGAAATGTTAAATCTGAAAAGAATCAGAAATTACAGACAGTAGAGCAAGATCTTGCTAATGTAAGGGGCGAACTAGATGAAATCAAATCGTTACTTAAGGAGTTATTAAATGGATCCCGATCAAATTGAACTCAAAAATCTGTCAAAGAGTTTTGCATACCAACAGATCGCAAGTGATATAGATAATTGTAATGATCGTGATATGCTTAAGAATATTGCAAAATCTTTTTGCAAACTTTATTATAAGCAGCAAGAAACAATGTCGGTAATAGGAATTCCAGATGCCATCTAAAAATATTACTTTCGATCCAGACTCAGGAGTTCCTTATGGAGTAAACCTGACTATTCAGGGTGGTTCTGATTTCAATGCAAATCTAAACGTTTACACAACAGCGAACGCTGCATTTGATCTGACCGGATATACTGGATCTGCAGCAATGTCTAAGAGTGTTGCTGTTGGGGCAACGCTAGGAATTACAACATCTTTTACTGTTGGATTTACCAGTGCTTATGATGGAAAAATGAAACTTTCTCTTGGGTCTACATCGACTAGATCCTTAAATGAAGGTAGATATGTATACGACGTTATCGTAGCAGCAGGAGGAACTTTCTATACTCTCGCTAATGGCAACATATACGTTTACAACCCAGTATCATCAGCACCCTAAATACACTTAGGAAACTTGTGGAATAAATGGCGAAACCAGCAAGTAGAACGGATTTAATTAACTATTGTAAAAGGCAACTGGGTGCTCCAGTGCTGGAGATTAATGTTGCCGATGAGCAGATTGATGATTTAGTTGATGATGCCCTTCAGTTATTCCATGAGCGTGATTATGACGGAAGTATTCAGACTTTTTTAAAATATAAGATAACGCAGGCAGATATAGATAGAGGTAGAGCAAGAGGAGGAAGTAGCACCGCAGGAATCGTAACCACGACTGCAACTGCTACAATTGATGGAGAAAGTGTTTCCTTTAACTTTGAAGAGAATAGTAACTATCTACAAGTTCCACCAGAGATTATTGGAATAAGTAAGATTTTTAGATTTGATGGAGCTAACACTGTAACTAATAACATGTTCAGTGTTAAGTATCAGTTGTTCCTTAATGACATTTATTATTGGGGGTCAACTGAAATATTGACCTATGCAATGACGAAGAGATATTTGGAAGATATTGATTTTGCTTTGAATACTGAGAAGCAAATTAGATTTAACATGAGACAAGATAGACTCTATCTTGATATTGATTGGGGATCTGTTAATGTTGACGACTACTTAATAATTGATTGTTATCGTCTTATCGACCCCAATGATTCGACAAGAGTTTACAATGACTCGTTCTTAAAGAGATATCTTACCGCACTGATCAAGAGACAGTGGGGTCAAAATCTTATTAAGTTCCAGGGTGTTAAACTTCCAGGTGGTATAGAGTTGAATGGAAGACAAATTTACGATGATGCAGAAAAAGAGTTAGATAAAATTAAGGAGCAGATGTCTAATACATACGAACTGCCACCTTTAGATATGATAGGATAAGATCATGCTCAATCCATTTTTTACGCAAGGTACTACTGGTGAGCAAAATCTTGTCCAAGATTTAATTAATGAACAACTTAGAATGTATGGAGTAGATATCTTTTATCTACCCCGAAAGTATCTAACAGAGAATACAGTTATCAGAGAAGTTGTTCAATCTAAGTTTGACACTGCACTTCCTTTAGAAGCGTATGTTGACAACTATGATGAATATTCTGGTGCTGGAAATATTCTATCCAAGTTTGGGGTTCAGTCTCAGGATGAGGTTAGACTGATTATCTCAAGAGAGAGATTTGAAAATTATATCACTCCTTTAATTGAGGATCAATCAAACGTAAAACTATCAACTAGACCCAAGGGCGGAGACCTCATTTGGTTCCCCCTTGATGATAGAATTTATGAAATCAAAGACGTAGAATACGCTAAACCATATTATCAATTACAAAACCTCTATGTTTATGAGTTGTATTGCGAACTCTTCCGTTTGGAAGACGAAGTTATCGCAACTGGTATTGAAGATATTGACAATAATCTGATTGGTGAGGACTATGATGGTCTTACTGATGATGGCATCAATACTATTCAAGGACCAACTCAAACTCTTACACTGGTCGGTGCTGCATCTACCGCTACTGCAACAGCAGCGATATTTAATGGAGGTGTAAGATTCTTCACTGTAACCAACAGAGGTGGTGGATATAGCAGCGTTCCTACAGTAGGCGTATCTTCTGCTCCTTCAGGCGGAATAACTGCTGTTGGCGTTGCTACTATGATCGGTGGAATTAATGTATGTAATTACAATGTTAATCCTAAAGATAGGTCTGTTCAGGCAATCAACGTAGTCAAGTCTGGTGCTGGATATACTGTAGCTCCATCGGTTACCTTTAGTGGTGGCGGAGTCAATGGCGTTGGTGCTGCTGCAACGGCAACTATCG